ATTTTATATGGGGAAATCGTGCGCCGTGGAAAGCTTAGGTGAGTACACACAGCACTAGATCACACACTTCCGCTCTGAAGTGATCATCCCGGGCATACCTACATGCCGTGAGGAAACAGTTTGGCTGTCCTTCTTAATCGTTAACACCTTTCGGGGTTCCTTGCGAAGAGGTGGTCGAGTTTATCTGACCATTCAATGGATTGAAGAAATAGATAACTATCAACTAAATGTCGAAAGACAGGAGAAACAAACAAGTGAAACTATCATCTACACGACCAACTGAGCAGAATCAGATATCGCGAAAGCTTATGAACAAGTTCGCTATTGTACAGGCGTTACCTTTGCTTGGCAAGACTACAGTTGCGGCGATTTCTGATCACTTCACCGACGGTGATGAGCTACTAAAGAACGCGCTAGGTCCAGATGGACACCAAGCGCCTAAATCGGATCTCGATAGCTACAAGCAATTTGATGCTTATCGCGATTTCTTGCAACATCACCTGATTACTGGTGAACCAGGCATGTTATTTACTAATATGTACTTGTATGATAAACTACTAGAAGCAAGGAAATTTCCATACTTCGTACTGTACCCTACTAAAGCTGACTATCTAGCCAGATATCGCTCTTTGATTACAACTGATCGTCCGGATGCTGCTAGCATTCCCGAATCAACTATCGGAGAGTGGGTCGATCATCTTGGTTATTTCGTTCGAAAGTATAAAGACCCGAACTTTCATGTGATCTCACTCTCTCGGGGTGAGTCAGTAGCGGATGTGCTTCCAGTGATATTGAATAAGCTGAAGTAACTTAGCTACGAATACTTAACTGATTAACTACCTATAGTTAATGCCTACTTGGCAGGAGAAATAAAATGTATACTCTAGATGATTTAAGTGAATCAATCAGATATATAAAAGCAACTAGTGAGATGACTAGAGATCTTCAACTAAACTTGGAGATGTCTATGCTCTACGAGCTGCTTAAGTTTCTAGATCGAACGAGGCCTGACTGGCGACAACAAGTTGTCGATTACGTGAATGCCAACATTTCACGAATCAGCAGGAACGACGAGATAGAATTTGACATTACAACTTTTATCATGATACTTGATAATTCTATCAAAATCGATATTCATGATTTTCTAATGTAGGAGAAGAAACTGTGGCACAACCGACTCTTTCCAGAAAGCAAGCCGAGAAGGCTGAGAAACGAGAACATCTAACCCGGATTCGTAAGGCGCTAGGCGGTGCAATCAAACTAGCGGAGCGAACAGACACACCAGTGAGGAGACTGATTGTTAGACATGATCAGATCAGATTTGGTATTGTTGGTTTATGGACGATGGGTTTCTGGACCGATCATATCGCTGAATGTATAGGCGAACCTTTTGATGAAGAATTAGTGATGGGAGTTCTTCGTCGGCACTATCGGCAAGTACAGGATCAACTTGTCTCTTTACAACTTATTAAACCGGAGAATACTAATGAACGATAATATTGACAGTTCTAATGAAAATTTTGACGATGGGGATCTACCACTTGAAATTGATGGCAAAACAAAGATTGGTGATCCATTTCGGTCAGTTTTCATCATACCATTGTCGTCCCCACTTCCCACTGAACTGGAAGACTCCCTACGCCACGAGGGAACATTACTAGCGCGACTCCAACCTCTCGCCAGTAAAGAAACCCAAAATGATATCGAGCTTGTGGCGATCTCGGGTGCGGAGCTGAGTAATCTAGCGCGATCTTGGCATCTCTTGGTGGAAGCAAAGAAATGCTTCGCGCTAATGGAACTGCCTGGTGCACGCTATGACGTCTTATTCAAGCTGGCAATTAAGCAAATTGGGCTGCGCACGTATGATTGGCCCTCTCTTGAGGCCGAATTTGTTTCACGGAGTAAAGAAACTCAGAGGACCAAAGACGCTGAGCCATGGAATTCTAAGGAACAGGCGAAGGAGACAAGGCAGCTAATGGATAGCAACCTGTCTGAAATTGACCAGCAAATAGAGGAACCTAGCGAGGATACCATCGATGAATATTCGCCCGGAAATTGAGTATTTGTTCTCCACCACTGGGGCTAAACGCTGGCTAGCGCGGGATCGCTCTCCAAGGGCTAACGCTATATTTCCGTTAACCTACAATGACAGACCAACTTTGGCTTCACCAGATGCCTTCGTTTACTCTAATGAACCTAGGATGTTAGCGCTAACGGAGAAGTTAGCGCGACGTTTAACTGATGAATTTCCAACTGATGTGCTGCCTTCAGGATTCGCGGGACCAACGGCCGTTCCAACAAACTTCTACTCCGCGTTAAGTGTGTCTGGTTATGGTAGTGATCCACTCCCTCTCCCTCTTATGGACAATAAGAAATTTGTCTCATCGCTGGGCCTTGTTGATGATATCAGACCTCAGGACGCACCTTTTCTGAAGCAATTGATTAAACTGTTCTTCGGCCACGTGACGCCTGCAGACTTGCATATAAGGAAAGCTGGTTCCACGTCATTTCCATATTTCACTACTGATAACCAGTACAAGAAGATGGCAACACTTAAGTGCCTGAAGAACATTGATGACTACCTGGAGCTGATGACCGGTAATCGTTCAGAGTTGAAGAACGCTTTATCAAAATATCACTCGCTACATCTCTATGCTATTCATGAGCGCCAGCAGCCAACTAGCGTCAAACTGGAGGGCGGAACTTTTCACTCAAAGCAACGCGTAGCTCCAACGGAAGAGGACTCTAGGAATGGAAATATCGGATCGCAGGATGTCGATTTCTCTGTTCGAGACGAAGCTGGTACCGTAATCCAAAATCATTTTGGAATGCGTAGAAGGCCGGTCTGGGGCTTTTCTGGTGTGCCGAACTATGTAATGACCGCGGTAATGGGTTGTGTTAGAGAAGTGTACACACACAGGTTCGCATTCACGTACAAGACTAGAGGATGGGAAGATAAAGAGTCTCGAATTGCAAATTTCAAATACGTACGTGGCTCTGATGTCAAGAGCATGGATACCACCATACCTCGTTGGTTCTTCGACTTCCTATTAGAGGAGCTGAATCAGTATTGGGATGAGCGACTAGTGAAGATGCTACAGAGAATGCTTCATGCTTCGTTTGTATGTCCACCACCATGGCGGAAAACACCCGAGGCATATGATCCGCTCTTTGGGCCTGATCCCTTATCGGGAACAGCAGATCTATCTCCCGGTTTGCCGTCCGGTATATTCATTAATCCGGACTTGGGTAAGCTTTGGATGACTTTTGTTTACGTCATCCTCTATAAGGATGGTGGAGCGATTCATAACGCGACAGAGATTGAGCCGTTCCTAAGAGGCTTGAACAGAGATTATGCGTTACTTGATATGTCAGATGACGCGACATTCTTAACCAATTCAGCCTCATTCGCTAACTACCTAATCGACGCGAAGTCACCCTACGCAATTCTGGAGACAGAGACTCCAGTTATCTTTCTGGGTGATGTGTTTGTTGAGAGCGCTGGTAGGAAGCACGCGTATCCGAACCCAGTGACCTACATCGTGAACGCTCTTGCCAGAGAAAACTCTATAGCCAAGATGCACCCTGTAGCGTATGCAGAAGGTTATATAGCTAGGTATCAATCCTACTCCCGGACTCCTATTTTCAGGGATCTGAACCGCATATATGAGGAAGAGATACGGAGTCACATCGGGGTCAACCCACATTTGATTGCGCGTAGTGTCGCTAAGATGCAACGAATGGATGAGATCGATGCAATGGTGAGGTCGAATCCCCAATATCTTTATTACAGAATTGATCCGAGTGAGGTATCACCGGAAGTTCTTGATGAAGTGGTAGCAACTATCCCAGCGTCTGATTTCTTTAACGATATCAGACATCTTTTCAAAGTACCAACATTACCTCATGAAGAGGTAAAGGAGAGCAATTATGTCCATTGATCTATCCAACGACTCTGTCGAAGAGCAATTAGATAGTGCGAAAGTTATATCGGCGAAACTGCCGCAAACCGCGTCCGAATTTCACCTGTTCGAGTCACGCACTCACGTAGGCCAGGTTGATTTCAAGAAATCCACCATATCTACGCGTAAGCGGAGCTCACTCGTGGACGAGCCTCGTGTGCAACTGCCGAAGGATGCGACTAATAAGCAGTACACGCTGCCGTTTCGTATGGGAGCTCTGAGCTCATTACATCTACCCGTCGGCCTCTCAGTAATCTCTGGCCCTACTGCATTGGGAAAATCTTCCCTAATTCGAGCGTTGCCAGACGTCAATCGCATCCTGGCGGTGGAGCCAGCCGATTCTGTGGACGAATTGAAACAGCTGCATTCGTTTGGATCCGTGGACGCTGCGTTACTTAACGCGGTCCTCATCGGCAGAGAAAGCGGTCGGTTGCAATGCATCGACTCACTACGAGCGCCCTTGTTTGAAATCTCTGGCCCAGCTGGTAAGAATGGTGTCATCATGCCATTCTTTACTATGATCACGCGAGTTTCAATGTCACTCGCGGCTCATCAGATTACGATGCTGGCTACTGTGAATCCAATGGATGAGGATCCTCAGTATGTAAAAGCCTTCCTATCGAAGTTGTCATCCGCCGTTCCCTGTTTTATCGAACTGCAATCGTACTCGAAAACCGGAAACAAAGAGGTATTCTCAGGTCGTGTGACGACTCGAAACAGACGTCAAGGGGCGTCTTTCATTTTCGACACGACCGCGGGGGACGGTGTCTCGGCAACAGATGTCGAATTCATTGTTCCAAAGGCATCATATAACTATGATGCGATCTCAACTGTTCAATCAACACAACTTAAGGAGACCATATAATGGCTACTGTATCAAAGACAGATTCGAAATCTGTTGGACCAAAACTAAACCAATTCGCTAAGGCGATTGAAAACGTTAAAGAAATGCGTGATGACGCGGAGCTCGGCTCATACGAAGTCGGCGATTCTCTATTACTGGCGGATTCAGAATTCACGTCGTTTCAAAAGCCAACGGAAATATTAGTTTCCAGACATTTCCCCGGTTACAGGATTTTCGATCTGGTCGGCACTCACGCTGATGAAGCTCTAGGTGTGCTGCTCGCGCGCACTCTGGACTCAATTGAAGCGCTGGAAGACTTCCGACAGCTTATAGCTACTCCAGATATCGCCACAAGTGTGATTAATTCACTGTTTCCACGAGTGGGTGTACCGGTAAATCGCGGCAAGTATATGGTATCCGCGAAGATGGTCGCCGAACGGACTGCTGTTGCCTTGGATGGTCGCACCACACAGCCCAACGTGATTGCCGCGGTTTCACACGTTATTACTCGTGTCTTGGGCGCTTTAGACTTAGTGTTACCGCCACCGGTGCAGAAACTTGCGGCCACATCGAAAATGATGCCCATTTCAATGTCTGATTTGAAGAAGGTGATCATGATTGAGTCTCTTAAGACTGTCTTTTCTGAGACGAACATAGGGATGGCAGTGAAGGAATTAAAACAGGACTCTACCCCTAATATCATGGCCGAAGTTATCGGCACCATGCTGAGACATGCGTCCCATGCAATACCACAGATCATGCTTGGTCTGGAGCAGCTTGAAATTGTTCAAACATTGATTCAACACTACTATCGCGATCCGACGCAACTGTCGTTCACTATGCGCGCTTCGACTTCGCTATCCACACTAGCCGCATATGCTAATTTCTTAGTGGACGCTATTGCTGATGTGAAGACAGGTTTCATCACCGACAGCACTACAGATCAGCGTACTGCGTGTGCTGATATACTCACTATGATACAGTCGGCACCATCGATTGAAGCTATGTCCCTGACTGCGTATTCGGCCTATTTTGGCTTTGTACCATGCTCAGCACCGGATGGCATCTATATGGGTACAGTAATCTACATGCCTTTAAACCAGGTTTCAAAGCTCGATGTTGTGGACGTATACGACGCTAAAGGAGGCTCGGAGATTGCTCTAATTCCAACCGAATTTGTACCGTCGACCACAGTTGCTACCGAGATCTCTCGGACTCTGACGTCACTGGATGCAATCAGAGGTCTAGCAAACCTGGTCGCTGACGAGATAGCCGAAGCCACTTACGGACCAGGCGATCAGCCAATCCTCCGAACCATAGGTGTTTCGAAACTTGATTTGATTTATCTCGCTATGGCCCATTCGTCATCTACTGCTGTGGTCAATACCATGGCAAGTGGTTTCCGTCTAGTCTACGCTACTAAGATAGCTGAGCATTGGCGTACAAGATTGGGTGCCGCTACCCCTGATGTAGCATTCTTTGATGAGCCGCAAGCTGTTCTTGTTTATCAAATGGGTGCGTCGGAAATCCTTCCAAAGGCCATCCCCGCTCGTGCTCAATCTCTTGAACTGACGGCAGCGACGGACGTGTTCTATTCTGGCGATTTGACAGAATACCTCGTTACCGACATTGACAAGAGTCTAGCTTTCAAGCTCGAACTGGATGTTCCAGGCAGCCAGAAACCAATTACTCTGCGACTAACAGTCAACGTCCTGGACAAGTTGGTTGGCAACGGCGTCACTATTGATAGACCAGGGGCGCGGTACGCTGTGATTAAGGAACCAGGTGTTGACAGAGATGTTGCCATAGCCTTGTCGTTAGCTAGTGCTTACGCTGACTCAGCTCAACGATCAACAAGGGATAAGGCACAATCATGGATGGTTGAAGTTCTGTCTTCCTTCGTAACCCATCCTGCAGTTGCACGAATTGCTGAAAAAGCTTTAAATCTGGCAATCGTGGAGGCAGAAGTGGATGGTCGTAAGCTACAAGCGCAATATAAGCAACTTCTTGTTCGCGCTTACTTCGGAACTGCAATGGCGTTGTTACGTCGTTTCGGTAAGTTAGATCGCAAACTGTTCAATAAATTGGTTGAACAAGTTCCGGTCGACACACTATCGGTTAGAGCCTCTTTAGCTCTAGCAACAATGCCGAAGGCAGTTAATGCTAGCTCATTAAATGACTAGTTATTACTGTCATAAATAAATAAACAAACAAATCCTACAAATTGTAGGTCCTCGAAAGAGGGGAGCACACGTTGT